TCATGATGAACCGAGCTACTCACAACGTATTAGTAGATCTTAAGACTACTGACGGAGAGTACTTCCTACAGCGCAACATCACTGAAGCCGCCGCTTCACGTATCTTCGGATTCCCGATTGTTATCAATGATGACATGGCTGACATTGGTGCTGGCAACATGCCCGTTATCTTCGGTGATTTTGGTGCTGGTTATCAGGTTGTCGATCGTGTTGGTGTAAGCATGTTACGTGACCCGTACAGTGCTCACGGTGCTGTATCTTTCTACACTCGTAAGCGTGTGGGTTCTATGTTGTTAAACACTGAAGCTCTCAAGGTCATTGCTGTAGGAGCATAAGTCTAGAGTACAGTAACACATAGTTAAGTAACACAAGAGTCGGCCCCTATGGGGTCGGCTTTCCATATTTTAAGTATTTAAGAGGTCTTAAATGTCATACGCTCTAAAACAATTCACAGCCCCAAGCCTCACGGTCTCTTATGACTCGGACGCTCTTAAGTTCGAGACTCGTGGAAACCGTACAGGAATTTTCCAAACTAACTGCAACAGTGGCGATATCGTCAAATTGCAAGCAAGACTCAGCTCCGACTTTAACTGGATAGACGTTCTCACTGTATCAGACGCAGACGCGCAACAGGAAGTAGTCATGTCTCCAGAGTTTCGAGTCGTGGTAACTAATACAAGTGGCCTAGAAGTTCTAGCCGCTATGCACATATAGGAGACCCACATGTCTATCCTATTGAACAATACAGGCATGGTGCCTGAGCCTAACCCAACTAAGTCTGAAATTGATGCCTTGGGTATTTCAGCCGGAACACTTAACGGCTACACAATTTCGGTTGTTGCTGAAGTTCCAACGACTCCTGTAGCTAACACAATTTATTTAGTGGAGGTATAGCATGTATAGATTTTACCCAACTATTGCTGAGTATGAGCACACAGAAATTGATGCTAATTCAATATTATTTAAAGTTCAAAAAGATGATGGCGATGTAGTGGAGGTTTTAGTGGACACGACTCCTTCTCGGGAACAATTAGTTCTAGGGGGAACCTTAGCAGAATACAACACCGATGTAATCGGTCACTTAATATACGCACTGGAGACTACATAATGGCTATTTATTGGGTAGATCCCTATCTTGAATCCCCGTCTGGAGGGGTTGATGGGACGACGGGTGTGGGTACGATAGGCTCTTACGCTAATCCATACAGCGTTGATAATCTGACCGCTCCAACGGGCTGGGATGATGGCGATGAAATTAGAATAAAGGCCTTACCTGCAAATCCTTGGATCACTGGCCCTCTTTGGGGGACTACAGAAAGTCTGGAGGTTAATAACGGTGGTTTTTTTGGAGTCTTGTGGCTGACACCCCCTCCCGAAAATTCGTTTCTAAAATATACCACTATAAAGGGAGATGAGCAGTATCTTAACTGGAGCAAGGTAAACGTACAGTTCCTGAAGGCAGACCCAACACCTTGGGAGACGGCTGTGCCGTATGGAGATCTAACTATACCCGCTTACAAGTTAGACCCCCAATATTACCTAAGTAATTTAGTCAGGCCTGATAAAAATATGTTCTTCCGAGGGCAGGATGACAAGGCGGTAACAGTCACCGCTGGGTGGGTATCTGAATCGGCAAGAGGTGGTGAAACAATTATTCACAGAGTAGGTCAGACCTCGCAGAACGAATTTTGGTTTGGCTATACGACTATCTATAAGAATAAAATGGTAGTAGATGCCCCTGAGTTGACGATCTCGCACACATCGACCTCAAATGGTAGAAAAGTAAACATTTATGGAAAAACTGTAGAGCTTCACGACGTGAATATGCGGAATACTTATAGTACCTCTAATAGGGTGTCTATTTACACATCCCGCACGTTTAAAGCGAATTGTCTAGCCAGTGGGGGATATATAGACTTCTACTCCCCCAATGAAGGCTCATTTATCGAGGGGATGGCTGAGGGCGTCAACAGGGACGTTAAGCACCTACTTGGTGGCTATAATCTAAGTCTTAAGAACCAAGGCAGTTCTAATTCACATGATACACATCTCAAGTTTAAAACCCTTAGTACTTATCTGTTTTCTCAATCCATCGATGCACAGTTATCCTACTATAATAATTTTTATTTTATGGCGAACCAGAAAAATGGACATGTCACTCCTTCAGAAATGGCATTAGATCCCGCAGTCAATGCAGATCCATCCCCTCCGTTCCAGAGGGACGCGAACACACTTAGCCCAATCTACGATTATAACAGCACTACTTACGACACCAGAACCCGCAAACTGCCTATACAAACTTATGGTAAATACCTAACAGGAGGCGCAAGGGTGGGTGTAGAAAGATCCTCTTCGTATTTCAAAGAGCTTGTACTGCCCCCCAGCGGTACCTTAGAAAACACGACAAGTCACGGTGTGGTGTCGATCATTGGTGCTCAAGATAACAGGTCTTTGGGAAAGTTATGGGGTGTGGATAAAAACTCAGGCAGGAGAATGGCCTTTGCGCCCCAAAATGCCCAAGCAAAAGAACTGATGATGATGTATAACTCCACGGAGTATGGCGGGAAATTAGTTTATCACCTTATGCCTAATGTGGGATATAGCTTTGACCGCGTTCATATAGACATGCCTACAGGCCTCAGTGAGATTCTTACTGGTACCAATTTACGTTTAAAGTATACGTTAGGTGGTACTACACAAGGGGGGGTTGACCTTTTAGGGTATTTAGAGGGTAATAGTCGGGTTTGGAATTCGCAGAACACTAGTGAGTGGGTTGCGGTAGACGCCTCGGATGGTGGGGATGATGCTGTCGTCTACCAACCATTTCCAGAGCATACTTCACAGGTCCTTGCAGGTAGTCAGGCACTTACAATGGTACTTCTTTTGCGAGTTAATTGGCCCGGAATGTTCGACTCTTACGGACCGTCCTACATAGAACACTGCGCCAAGATCTGCATCAAAAGTATTGAGCTAGAGGTGGTGTAATGATGTACTTAAAACTCGGCACACAATTACCCTTTCTCAAGCTGGGCACCCAGTCCGGCACGGCCCCTGCGTACACACCGCCCCCTGTTCTACACATAACGGCGAGCCTGAATAGCGTCAGTTATTCTGTCTATGTAGCAAATGCCTCGGCAGTGCTGACTCGGATAGCCAGCGCACAGTAACAACATCATGGGCGGAGGTCCTCTCCGTCCCATACCATTCAAAGGATAAACCATGTCTAATCCAATTAGCACTACAGAGTTAATGCAACACCTACGGTTTACCGCTGACTCCTCAGAATTGACAGAAGCCGATATCATGATCAGTACTGCTACAGCATTCGCTGAACAGTACACAGGTCGTAAGCTCAGTTCACAGACTGCTGTAATTAACTTCAAGACGCTCAAATCTAATGCGCCTTTAAAGCTGACAGGTGGCCCAGTGTCATCGATAACGTCGGTCCAATATTATGATAGTAGCTTTAACTTACAGACACTCACAGACTACAGACTGATCAACCGCAACGGTATAGGCTATTTATATCCAGCTATAGGTGGAGAGTGGCCTACAGATGTTGCAACCGCAGATCCTGAGACCGTAACCATTACTTATGTAGTTGGTATGTCTCCGGCAGACGCTCCGTCACCCGTCAAGTCAGCAATTTTATTAATAGCGGCTAGTCTTTGGGAGAACCGTGAGAACGAGATAGTCGGTACGAGCATTAAGTCTCTAAAGCCCATAATAGCGGCTAAGGATCTCCTTCACCCTTACAAGCTGAGGTAGTTATGAGATCAGGCAAGCTGAAAAACAAAGCAACAATCTACATACCTTCTACCGCTCCGTGAGAGTGGGGCGAAGTCGAGCAGTGCTATACAGAATTAGGTACATACCACTGTAGTGCTTTGACTAAGCCTCGACGTGAGTATGCAGAGGCTGATTCTGTAGTTAGTAAGACAGAGTACGATTTAAGGTTCCGATACAATCCTGAGTTAGCTTCACTGCCACGGAATGCGTATATCGTAGTCAATGGAATTACGCTCCAAATTAATGTCATTGCTAATATAATGTTAAAGGACCGCGAGATCCAGATGATATGTGAGGAGAGAAGCTAATGATTGATGTAGACCTCAGAACATATTTACTATCTAACAGTGACATCACTGGTCTAGTAGGTAACGACGTGTACGAATTAAGACTACCACAGGATAAAACCACCACGGCAATCGTCTATGACATTGGTGCAGGGTTTCCACTGGCACAGATAGGTAGTCTCGAGAGCGTAGTACGATACAACGTAACACTAACGGCCTACAGCCCCAGCTATGTCACTATGCGTCAGTTATCAGAGCATATAACGACACAGCTAAATGGTATGTCCGGTAGCATGGGCACGACTAACGTCACAGGCGCTCATGTCGAGTCAGTAATCAATACGTATGAAGAAGAGCAGAAGCTCTATCGGAATATAATCATTTTAAACATATATACAAACTAAGGAATAAAATAATGACTGCAATCGTTTCTCCTTTCCACGGCCTAGCTACTGAGCTACACATGACCCAAGGTATCGACGGGACTATGGATAGCTCTACTAAAGTCGCTGAAGTAAGCTCTGTAGGCACTCTAGAATTGTCTGCTAACATCATTGAATATAACAGCTATGGCAACACTCACAAGCAGAAGCTAGTCGGACAGAAGGACTCTGGAACTTTGAGCCTTACTATCAACTGGGTAGCTGGTGATACTAGCCACTCCGCTCTTAAAGCTAAGTACGACGCTGGCACTCCTCAGACTTTCGCTATCAAGTGGATCTCTGGCGGCGAGAATGCTGTAGCTCAGTTCACAGGCTTTGTAAGCACTTTCTCTATCGATACCCCTGTTGAAGATGTTGTTTCTGCTAACGTAGAAATTGCTATCGACGGCGACGTATCTTTCGCGCTTGTTACTGCTTAATTAATACAGTAACTTATTAATATAGGTCCACTCTTCGGGGTGGGCCCTTATTTGATTTTTAACTATTTTGGAGACATAACATGTTAGACCGTAAATCAATTTTTCAAGCCGTAGACTTAGACGTTAAAGAAGTCTCTGTCCCTGAGTGGGGCGGTGATATATGTGTGCGTGGCTTAACTGCGCGAGAGCGTGACCACTTTGAAGCCTCTATCGGAGCTTCAGCAAACCTCGATA